GGCATGCGCCTTTTGATGACCTACCGTCAACCGTAGCGTCAAGGTCATAGCTATCTACTCCACCACAACCAATGTGTGAATTAGGTGGGACTCTCTTGGCTCCTTGAGTCTTCATTACGCTCCTATCTTCCTGAGATGGCGTCCAACAGATTCTCCATCTACCATTAGGGTCTGGATTGAATATAACCTTCGTGTCCTTCACACCGTTAGCCCATTGGAAGTTTCCGACAACTACTGGACTAGGGAACAGAGCATCGTTGTATTCCATCTGCTCGTATATCTTCCCAATGTTGAAAAGGCTACCCTCTATACTATCTCTGAACGCCTCATCAGTAGTGAACGGGAACTGACGAACTATCTCATTCATCTCCCTAGCATCATGCTTTACGGCATCCCTTTCATTCTTCAAGAAGCTTTTAGAGCCCATAGTCATCATCTCACCATCAAGTGTTTGTATAGGTGATGAGGGGTCTACAGTTATTGGGTTTCCGTGTATATCAAAGAATCCCTCCAGAGCTTCATAGGCAGGGATAAATAAACGATACAGACCTGAGGTAGTTCTACCATTTGCATTCCTCTTGTTTGTGTCAGAATCCTCCCACAGCTTTTTGTACTCAGAGCCGCCCTTGTCTAAGGGATTTACCGTTGAGCCTACGAGTGCCTTCCCCACAACCCTACGACCAACAATTAAACACGTTCTCTCAATCCTCCAAGCTTCCCTGATGTCAGCAGGCTTCTCCCACTTACCAGCCTCATCCATGTATAGCATGTGCAGCTTCTCACCATCGTAAGCGTTGTTAGTGGTGTTCTTCCAGTTGAGTACCGTGTTAAGTGCGTCACCTACATTGGTGGTCTTATTGTTCTTTGTAATCCTCTTTGATGGCTCACGGAAGGCGAGCTCAACCCTTGGGTTTGTCGTACCGTCTTGAATTGGTTTGAAGAAGAATGGGTAGTTCCGAAACATCGAAACGCATTTCTTCATGAAGATATTCTCCTGAGCATCCTTACCAGTCTTCGACTGAATGCCAAGAAGTTTGTCTTTAACTTGACTAGCTTCATTAACAAGGACAGAAGCGCAGATATTAGTATAACCAGACCTACGACACTTAGTGTAAAGCTGCCCAATACAACGCGGGTCAACTTCGCAAGCAGCCATGTGAAGAAATATATCTCTTTGGAACTTGAGGTAAGAGGGGAACCCAATATCAATTTTGCTCCACTGTAAGAACATGTAGTGCCTCCCAGTGATAAAAGTAGGTACACCCTGATTGTAAAACCAAAAACCTTCACTACGCCTTCTAAACTCCTCCTCGATATAAGGACGGAACTTCTCTCGAAACTCCTTTGGAGTCTGCTGCCACTCGTCCATGCTTCTAATACGGGACAACTCCTGTGGCATAGATACCCTTCTCCACACTTGCATACTTGTCTCCAAGTCTTCACCTGAGATTCCCGACTTTGGGGTCTTTGGTAAGCCAATGAGAAGGCTGCCGATTTCCACGATATCTCCGAGCGTACCCTTGGGACAAACCTTAATAACCTTGTCATCATAACCCTCTACATCTACTAGATTACTCATTTAGAAAATTTCTCTGCAAACCCTCCTGAATAGTCTTTGGCATCCTCAATGGAGCCGTTAGCTTGTAAGTCTTTGACCATCTGCTCCAGCCTCTGTCTCTCAACGAGAAGCTCCTTGCAGTCAATCGCGGTCTGCTTGATTGATTGTAACTCTGCCTTTCTTTGCGTACCACCAGCTTCTGGGTCAACAGGCTTTCTGACCTCATCAATCATGTTATTGATTGCCACCTCCATAGACTTCATAAGTCTTTTGGCTGCTGATGTTGTGGTGAACTTAGTTGACGACATAGCTGATGTTATCTGACAACATACGATAAACTATCGTGCCGTCATCAAGCTTCATCTTATAGTCTCTGTCCTTATCAAAACCTACAGTGTCTCCAGCCTTTATGCCCTGTGCGACTAGGTCGGGATGAGGCATGAACATCTTAGCCTCCTTTTCGTATTCGACATCACTAACATCTAGGTCAACAATGATTCCAGATTCAGTAACGTCCTCAACAGACTCTACCTCTATAGGTTGTACGAAGACCCAACCAGCAAGCATGTGTAGCTCACCATCGGAATCTCTGTATGCAATAGCATGGCTTTGAGTGGTCTCCCTATCATCGTACAATACAATGTACTTGTTGTCACCAAGAGATAAACTTTTACTAATAGTGACGTGGTGATGGAAGAACAGTGTATCTCCCTTCTTCACGCCAGTGTCGTAAATTAATGGTGCGCTAAGAACTTCGCCATAGCATATCCTGTGGTCGAACTCGTTGAACCTAGTGTCTAAAAATAATTCTTTTCCCCCGACAGTGACCTTGTCATCTGTCTTCTTAGGGACCTGTACAATAAAGTGTCTTAAAGCCTTCATTCGAAATTACAATCATATTCAATTAAAATAGGTAGATTCTCAATCGTCTTCCATATGTACGTTGAGTCGTCGTCTTCTACAAAGACATGATACCTTCTTACATTATACTTATATAGGGCTGCCTCGTCTTCCTTGATGGCGCAGACATTACCCTGCCCAGCCCTCATACCGACATAGTATGCCAGTGCGTCCTTGGGGTTTGCCCCAATGACAATCTTTCTTATTAAATCCATTTGTTTAGTTTAAAAGAAAATTCATGTCACCGCTGCTTTCGTCTTCAGATGCGACATAGGCTTCAGCCTGAAGTGTCATGAACTTCTCAAATTCTTCAATATCTTTCACATTCCAACCGTAGTGTAGATTCCATTTTTGAACCCCACCTCTATCTTCCTCGATATAACCAACGGACATCGTGTACACCAACTCGACTGATGCTTTGTATTTATCAATAATGTCCTCTATGCGTTCGAACACATCTTGTAGTTCGTCGCGCATTGCTTCTTTTAGAATATCATCCATTAGGCGTTAACAAAAACTGCTGGAGTAGTAGATGCAATACTTCCTGTGGTTACAAAACTTGCCTGTACAAGCCATTGAGTTACACTAATTAATGTGCATGTAATCTCATCACCAATCTGACCACCTTTATCGTTAGCGTTACTTTGTATCTCTATAACATCCTTATCTGTTGTGCCTATCTCAACAAGTTGTATTCTTTGTGCAGTGCTATCCTTTAGTATAGCTTGACCAACAAAGTGAACAGGTCCACTTGGACTAGTATCCTTTGCTCTTATTCTATGAACAACACCATCCTTTTTTGTCTTAATGATAAACTTAAAAAACATCCCAACAAGGGCAGCTGTTGGAATAGGTAGAACTATTTCAACCTGAGAAGCCCCCATTGCATTAAGGTCTAGTTGGTATGTTCTGTTTGCGCCAGTAGTTTTACTTCTGTCTGCGGTCAGCTGAATGTCACTTGTGGATGTTATGTTTACGATTTCATCAAACCCTTTCTCTATTGTTATAACATCTGATGAAGCGTCAATGTGTGCATTGATACCATGTCCACCTGTAAAGGTTAATGTCGCTCCATCACCACCTGCTGTACCTTGAATGGCTACAGTAGGGTCAGTACCAAAGTCTGAACCAAGAGTATTACCAGCTGCTGTAGTTACAGACACACCAGAAGAACCTGGGAAGGCTCTTTTTGATATCACCCCGCTTGAGCTTATTACTAGCGAGCTTGACTCTGAAGTTGTAGCCAGTCCTGTTATTACCAAACCATCCGAACTTGCATCAAGCTGCGTAGCGTCAGTGGCTAGGCTCAATCTTGTGTCATTACCCGCACCATCACTAACTACGTGGAATCCACTAGATTTTGCTGTTAATATCGTGTTGTCAGTAGTCTTTAGTAGACCAGGATAGCTGTCTTTTATTCTGTTTCCTGAAAGATTAGTTCCCATCTTTTTAAATTTGTTACAAATATACTATAATGGGAAGAAGTCATCCAAGTAGAAAAAGACGGGACTTCAGTAAGTTGAATAACAGGTATGTCAACAAGAACTATTTAAAGAAGTGGTCTCTTGTTACCAAGGACATATCTAGCAACTACGGGGTATCTCAGACAGAACTTGAGTTCATGTTGTTTATATATGACTACGAGTTTTTCACTGTGTCACACGTGGCAAAGGTGTTGAAGAGGAGTAAGAAGAAGCTATACGACAGGACTGTGTTACCACTCAAGAGGGAGGGTCATATAGAAACGGTGTATCACGGAAAGGGAGTGGATGCATACGTCGATGCGCTGTTCCACGAGCGAGGTGTAAACAATGAAAACAGACTGAGTCTGTCACAGAAAGGTAGGTTGCTTATCCAGCGGGTGTATAGAAAGCTAGAGGGTGGGGAACCTATTAACTCTTAGTTAGAGCCTGATTTCAAGGGTCTACCACCTTTCATTCCCTTCTTCTTTAATGCAGCAGCAATGTTTAGCTTGCTCGCACCCGTCATTGCCTTTTTACCAACAGCAGGTTTTTCACTTTCATACTCCTTCTTAATTCTATTACGGAATTTTTCATCATTCATTAGATATTCTACAGCAGATATTTTCTTGCCTCGGTCTTTAAGGTTGGATACCTCATCTACTCGTTTGTTTAGAATAGCGTCATTTCTTATTTGATAACCGTCTAGATGGTTCTTATATTGCTCTTCTGCTCTTTGCTTAAGATATTGCTCAAAAGCTAATGAGTCTTTCTTGGGGTCTCCTTGAGGTGTCTTCCCACCGTTAGAGTATTTTTTCTTAGATGCTCTCATGTTTTTTTATGATTGTGCAATATACCAAATAAATGTGCGTTATAGATATAGACGAACCCACAAAACAAATTGTTATGAAGAGTATATTTTTAATATTAGGATTGATTGCAGGACAGGCGTTGTTCTCTCAAATCACATTTAGAGTAATAGCTGACATCAATGGAAGACCTTTAGATTCAGTATACAATGACAGCATATCAGTGAGATTATTCCACGAGGAACTCTTCTGGAGAAACCCCCCAACTGAGCCAGTAGAAACTAGACTAGCTAGAACAGGTCAGGAGGTGAAGTGGGAGACCATCAGCACTGGAACCACATGTGTAGATTACGTAGCGGAAGACTTGGGTACATACCACATGGTTTTTGAGAATCGCTTCACTGGTGAGGTATTGGCGTACTTCATGGCTCATGTTGGTGAATACTCAAGATTTTGCACAGACAAGGGGAAGGTGATTGAAACGATGAGACCTAAGCACCCATTACTTTCAATGGGGGGTCAATGGGCTCCAGAATATGGCAACGTGGTGAAAGGATTCTACCCTCCTGGGATTCAGTAATAACTAGGGTTAAAAACCGAAACGCTTAAATATTGGCTTTACAGTCTTCCCCTTGTCACCTCTATCACGCACTACTATTTTGTTTCCAAACTGGTCCTTGTAGGAAGTCCTCCCAGGTATCGGGTTAAACTTTGACCTTTGAAAGTCTGAGCCCCTTGATATTTTTGTAAACTCGTCTGTAATTTCAGAGTCGGTTACCTGGGGGGAGAAAGTCTTCTCACGCTGAGTGTGCTTACTTTTTTTTTTGCGTCTAAAAAAATCTGCAAGCTCTTTATTTGACGCTGTAATCTTAGCTCCTTCTCTTGCCTTCTTCACCCTCATTATTGTAGGAAGCATACCCCCTTCATTCATGTTTCTTCCTCTAAAGACAGGTTCGGGGTTTTCCTCTACGTATGATTTTAAAGTACCAGCTTCTTGAGCTCTTTTATAACCTTGAAGCCAAATAGATTTTCTTCTGTTGAACTCTTCTCTCGTTTCAGCAGCAGCTTTACTTCCAGACTGAAGACTACGCTCGGCTAAATCTAGAACTACATTACTTGCATTTTCAAAAGTAATTTTAGGTATCTGGAAAGAACCTCGTCCACCCTCACCATCTGTGAACTCTGTTTTCTCTGGGTCTACGAATCCGTTTTCGTTCATAAAAGCCTTAACAAAATCTTTAGTTTCAGTGCTGTTTCGGTCAGTCATGTCTACACCTGCCGCTATACCTTCCTTTATAAGTCTGTTTACGTCCTCACCTTTGACTGCCTTATTGCCTACACCAAGAACATACAAAGGCATCTGAAGAGAGTTTTTCTTACCAGTACCTCGGTCGTTTTGAACGAGGTCAAAAATCTCATCAATGCTATACTGACCTGAGTTAATTTTATCCTGAGTCTCTTCTGTCACTGAAAATCTATACCCAGCACCTTCAAATACATTTGGGTTGAACATAAGTGAGTCTGGAACCATTTCCTCATTGAATCGTATTGCACCATGAAACGCACCAATCTTTTTGTCTGTCATATAATCAGTGGCAAGAGCTATCTTCTCCTCATCAGACTTTCCTTTAAGTAACTTGAAGCTTGGGTGGTTATCTTCGATGGCAGCGTTTATAGCTTCTAGAAATTCTGATGGGTTTTCTTCGATGGCGTTTCTAGTTCTCGCAGCATATTCGTTGTACTGCTCATCGAGATTACCCTCACCTGTTAAGTTTTGTTTTGCCCAGTTAGAGTCTAGGATTGTTTGCTTTGTCGCTTCATCTAAATCCTCAAGCATATTAGACTCTGGTAGTGTGATGTTGAATGCATCAATCTTATCTGGAGATGTTGCTTTGACCATTCCCTCGGTGTCCTCTTGAAACGCACCCCCAAACTGAGGTGTGCTTATGTATGAGAACCTTGGGCTTATAACCTCATCGTCTCCATTCTTAGGAGGGTCTGTAATCATTGCTCCCTCTTGAGCTCTACGAACCATCATGCCGTACATAGCCCTCTTAAGGTCTTTAGAGCCTTTACCGTCCGCTGCGAAGAACGGAACCATTTTGCCGTTGTGCTTTACCATCTTCATAAGCACAAATATAATAGTAATTTATCTACCCTGAGATGCGTAAGGCTTTTTATAGTTCTGACTGCCTTTGTTGTGGGAGTTCTTTTTAGAATGCTGTCCTGGTCTCTTCTTACGGACCTTCTTGACGTAAGTGTCGAGTGTAGTTTTTCTAGCCACGTCTCAAATCTGTGTCGTGCTTCTTTGAGCCTCTAATAAAACTGTTAACTCTACCCATAGACCATGCCGCCATAGACGCTCCTCTTCTAGAACCTGAAGATAGCCATGCACCTTGTCCACGCCTGTACACCTTAGCTAGTGTACCATATGATATGCCTGATGATTTAGCCTTCTTCTGTAGTGTCGCTTTTGTGGAGGCGTTTAGTGGCTTTGCCTTAACCTTAGCACCTTTCTTAGCAACCCTCTTTCTGAAAGCACTCAAGGGGATTCTCTTCCCCGCCTTGTAAGCTGCCGCCATAGACTTCTTGTTCTTAGCATCCTCCTCTTCGGAAGCCTTGATGTCCTTGCCTTGCTTAGGGTCAGTGTACTTTTTAGGTAATCCTAGTCTGTATGGCTGGGTTCTCTTACTTGCCATGATTGGCTAGTTTGAAAGCGGCTTTCTTGACAGCTCCAGGATGAGGCTTGTACTCACCAACCATCAGGTAGTATCTACCACCTTCTTCCATCCAGTGGTGTCCTTTTGGAGCCTCAATAGATACTGTCTTGTTGCTTATAACAAGCTTGCTTCTGTCTTTTCTTTTTGCAGTTTTCATGACATTTTTCTTTTTTTAACCTTCATACCGTACATAGCCTTACGAACTTTTGTTCCGTACATAGCTTTCTCACCTGACTTCGACATCTTCATCTGACGCTTTCTTTCTCTATCAACCATCTTATCCAATGCCTCTGGCTTCAACCCAGACATTAAGTATATCATGCTGTACGCCTCCAATTCCTTCTCTGGTATCTTTACATCTGGAAACTCCTCTGAGAATCTTTTCTTAGTTTCAGCGAGCACGCTTTCCTTAGTCACCTTAGGGTCTCCACTTACTTTAGCACCCTTTTGTGCTTTTTTATAATTGTACATCATGGCACAAATATAATCATTTAGTGAGTCCCCAATTATGATTAGAGTATCCAAGGCTGACTTTAAAGTCTATATCCCTGATACTCAATGACAGGTTCTCCTTCTGACGGTTTATTTTAGCCTTTGTTCTAAACGCCTCTGTGATTATTCTGTTACGGTGGTAGGGTGAGCTCCAGATTAGTCTCTTATCATTCCCTGATAGAACGATGTCTCTCACCTTGTATTCTCTCCTCGCCTTTCCATCATATATGACGACATCGCATAAGTGTATCGGGTCTCTCATGTTACTCTAACTAAAAATAATAAAGTGTATTGTGTAAGGACAGAAAAATTATTCCACTTGGTTCTTAGCCAAAAGAATCTTCACCTCTTGAACCTCCTTGAGCAGTAGCTTGATATCTT